GACGGAACAAAGAATGTATGGGGTCCATATGGCAAGACAACGCCAGAACAACGGGCAGAAATTAGGTCACTGGCAGGGCAATTCACTCAGAAACAACTTGCTGAAAGATTTGGCCTTTGGCCATCCCGTATTTGGCAGATCATCAATCGCCCTCCAACCAGTGGACGTAAATATTTAAGAGAACAACGATGAACAATTTCAATCCAGATAAACCGAAAGTATCGTTGCGGCGGTTTACCGATCCGCTTCACCGATTGTCTATCAAGACATTCATGCTCAACAAGGGCACACAGTCCGAAGCCAAGGCGTTGGAAATGACACATCAGATATTGGGAAGCAGGATTTGTATTGATTGTAGAACAAAGGAAGTCGAGACAGACGGCGGGGAACAGGTGTCTCTACGCTGTCGGGAATGCAACGACCAGATGATAAGGGGTGGTAAATGACCAATGATTTGAAACGGCCAGTTGATCCGCTTGCGGTGCCGATCCCAATATCAGACGGGACTATTGTTATGGTCTATCTGCCGCCAGAACTGAGCGAGGCAGATGCCGACAAGATAGCCCGCGTGGTCAGGGCAATGGCAACGCCCGACGCGGCATAGATGCGCCATAAGTGAGCAATCACACGATATGACCGCAGTTCTAGCAAACCGAAGCAATGAAAAACGTCGAGAGTTGGATTATTACCCAACGCCAGAAGACGTAACCGAGGCGTTGCTTCGCTTCCTAAAGCTCCCCAAAGGTACAATTTGGGAACCAGCTTGCGGTGATGGCGCTATGTCGAAGGTAATAGAGGCTCACGGCCACATGGTCATTTCATCCGATATTAGGCAGACGGGATATGGCGAAGGTGGCATTGATTTTATTTCGGCACCAGCGCGCAAATGCGACGCTATAATCACCAATCCGCCGTTTGGCTTGGCCGGTGATTTTATTCGGCGCGGGACAATGATCGCACCAGCGGTTGCGCTTCTATTCAAATCTCAATTCTGGCACGCCCAGAAGCGCACTGAATTATTTGAGCAGAATCCCCCAACATGGATATTACCGCTTACTTGGCGTCCTGATTTTATGTTTGGGGAAAGGGGCGGCGCATCGACAATGGATTGTCTTTGGTCGGTATGGATAAAAGACAATCGAGACACGCGCTATCGACTACTTCGACGCTAACTGCGCCTAAAGGATCGTGACCATGACTTTCCATGCTGGAACGCCAGAACGCCGAGTAGTTTATGCGTATGAGGGCGAGGTGGACGCCCTTCGCGCCGAGATCGAGCGCCTAAAGAATACAATGTTGTTTCTCTTGGAGAACGATGAGCTTACTCAATATGGACGCAAAACCGTCGAAGCGGCGCTTGCCGCCGCACAATGAGGAACAAATAGATATGCCCGACACGGAAAGCGCCATGCTCTTGGCTATCGCAATGGAGCGCGAGCGATGCGCCAAGATCGCGGAGAACTTTCGCAGCCCGAACCCTTACCCTACTGTCTATGCAGCAATTGCCGCAGCGATACGCGCTAATCGTCCTATAGAGGACGATAGACCAAGCGAAGTAATAATCCGCGAAGATCGCGACAATTGGCGCTAATGGCCCTTAAACGGACGGGAGGTAGATATGACCGAGGACGATTTGATTATATATCCGGTTGGCCTAAGCGGCGGCCGATACGCTAAGCTTTATCTTCCGCGCGATTTGACAAAGATGGAGGCCGAGAAAATTGGCCGGATAGTTGCGTCCCTAGCTGTTGAAATCCAACAGTCAGCCGTTGTCACATCTGTGACATAGCCCTATTTCCATTTGGATCTACAAATATCGCTCCCCTGATATTGCGTTCATAGGTGCCAGCATCGTCGGAGACCATGGCATATCCCGGTCGACTGCCGGGACCAACATAACGAAATACATGCCCCGGCTGCCATCCTACCGCCCCGGTATGGGCATTTGTGCGAGGAAAGGCTCTTTTCCAGTCGCTGGCGAGCCAGAGGTTATGCCCATGGTAGATCCTTGGCAGACCGAAGTATGCTGCCTGTGTCGAACCACAACGACACCGCGTCACTCCATCGCATGCACCATGCCGATGATTGCGGGCATAAACTGGTTGCGGAATTAATAAAATGGCTAACAATAGAAGAGCAATCTTTTTCATCTGCTTTGTCTCCTGTCTTTTTCGAGGGGACGTCTAATTCCATTTCTGATTTTGTAAACATGACCAGTAGATATTGAGTATTCTTCCGCAACTACCTTTTGTGATCGTCTATCTTCTCTAATACTGATTACTTCAGCATCACTCAGTTTTTGAGTGCCCTGCCGTTTGTTATTTGCTTGCTGGAGGGATGTTGCCCACCGACAATTTTTAGGTTCGTAGTTTCCATCATTGTCGATGCGATCAATCGTTAAGTCTTGGTGATATCCGCTTGATAAGGCCCACTGAGAGAACGATTCGAATACATACCATTCATCACAGATGCTAATTCCACGACCACCATAATTACCGTAACCATCTCTACGAGGATTATTGCACCGCGAAATCATGCCCTGCCAAATTCGATAAAGCCTAGTCCCGGCCATGCCGTGTACGGTTGCGCGTTTTCGTGAGGATTCGCTCTTTAGACAGCCGCAGCTTTTTGTTTCGCCGTTGCGAAGATTAGTACCTCTAGCAACTATTTGGCTTCCACATTCACAGGAACAGCGCCAGAGCAGTTTCCTGTTCTGGTCTTTTCCGGCACTAGCAATAACAGCAAGACGCCCGAATTGTCTGCCCATCATGCAAGTCCAAACATAAAGAAAGCCCCCGTGAAATCAATCACGGAGGCTTGGGTATGTGGATAAAGTCTTAACGGATCATGGTGCTGGAGCAGCCGGTGTATTGGCTGCAACGGCAGCGGCAAGCGCGCCAGATTTAGCAGTGATGTCTGCCTGAAGAGCAGCCAACTTCGCAGGATCTGTCCCTGCCGCGGCAATCAGTGCCGGAATGCCATTGATGAGAGCGATTGCCGAATCAATCACGGTATCTTCTGCAGCAACTGCGGCCTGTAGGTCGTCGATAGCAGCCATAATATCCTCCTGTTTTGAGATGACGAGAAGCATGAGAACTCCCAACTCAAGCGCCCATTTTGGCGCACCATCCCAAGGAGTCTTAGATTGGTGATGGTCAAAACCATAAACTTTCATTTGGTATCCAGCTTTCGTTCAACACGCTGAAGTACAACCTCGACGGCCGTCAATCGGTTGCCAAGAACCTCGACTTTATTATTGAGATCTCGGGCAGAAGCATCGCGAGACAGAAGGCTGGTGTTGAGATCGTTCTTGATCTGCGTGATGGATTGACCTGCCGTATCAACCCTGATGTTGAGGATGTCGACCTTACTTGTAAGACCGTTCCATGTTGCAATTGCAGTACCCAGCAATGCAATAAGGGCGATGAGATTGGCGACAGAAATAACATTGATCTTGATGCGGCCTTCTGCGCCGCGGTCAACTTCAAATCCTTCAGTCATTTCGCGACTGCCGATTCGATACGCTGTATGGCAGAGCTTATAAACGTAACAGAGGTTTCTACTTTGCCAAGACGTTCCCCCTGCGCCGAAACGTGGTCGTCTCGCGCCCTCGCCGTTCTCTCCAGACCAAGAATCGTTGATTGTATTGATTCCTGCTTGGTCGCCATGGTTCCCCACATCACGCCGATGGAAACCAAGACAGACAACGAACCTATGACACCTATAAGCGAAGCTGGGCCAATGGTTCCATCCCACTGTATCCCTTTTTTCTTTGCTGGCATGTTATCTCCGCATTAATTTCCAAGCTTTTGCTCGATGCGCTCTATCCGGCGTCTTATATTGTCCTGATCGGATTGGTATATTCTCAGCCTCTCGTCCAGCCGACTGTCGATTGCCCTCATCTGCAACTGTACAGTAGCACCTCCGACAGCAATGACGAGTGATAACACAACAAGCACAAGGGCCGTCAATTTATAGATATTCGGCCAAGTGACCGTGATGGTCATCGTTTGAAAATCCGGGCCACTTTTTCTATTGTTCGACCGCCGAAATACCCACCAATGATGATCATCTCTATATTGGCGAGTTCTGGAGAAAGTGGGTCAGTTGATCCCCATCCAAGCACCTTGTCCCACAGAACACACTTGCCGATGTAAATCACGAAGATGAATGCAAACATCGGCCGTGGAAGAGCAGTCAACCACCAACCCTGCTCTTGTCTGATGATTGAGGCTTCAGTCTGTCTCTGAACAACCTCGCCTTGGATTTCAGCAATGGCTAACTGAGTTGCCTGTGCATCCGTTGTGTTCTGTGCCGCAAGCTTTGCCTTATAGGCAGAGATCAGACCATTGATGATCGGGCCTGTAATGAATGAGGCGAGCCAAGACCACATCACACATGATCCATCAGTAGGCGGTCACGACGCCTGAACCAGATATAAATGCCAGCACCAGCACCAACAACAGCAAGAATGGCCAGCGTTCGGGGATCTGAAACAAGAGGTTTAACAGCATCGATCATCTGTCCGACTGATGTTGCTATCGCAGTGACAGTTGCAACAATCGCAGCCCATCCTTCCGTCGATGAAGCCATGCCCTTCTTCGCAGGATCACCATCGGCCTCACGCGGAAGATGCGTGTCGTTAATTTCCTTTGTGCCCTCGTCTGTCGTCGGCAATGCTCCGGGAAGTTCTGGTATGGCCAGTTTCCACTTTGTCAGCCAGTTACGACGCGAGTCGATGCCGATATAACCACCGTTCACTCTCTTGGTCACAAGCCTGATGTCATCGTCATCACATGCTGGAAGGCATTTGAGATATTCGAATTCACAGGCAGCGACGGTCAGGGCCGTATCCGGTGCATTCGCCAAGTCAGGGTTTTTAATCAGATCGAGACCAGTCAGTTTCCCGATGTTCTGGTATGATTCCTTGCCAGTGATTTGCAACAGACCTCGGCCACGGAAGTTAAATCCATCATCAGACATGGGCGCGTTCCCCATGCGGCCGTTGTAGACCTTGTTGGCCAGTTCCTTTGGTTTTCGCACATAGGCTTGCGCTGTCTCTTGTGTGAAGCGTGACGGCCATACCGCTGCAATGCGGGCGGCGGTTGTGTAATTCATGTTCTCGGCCGTGATCGTACCACCGTCACTCTCGTGGCTGATCTGTGCCATGAAGTGGGCAACTCTCAGCGGAGTGTTGATATGATACTTTTCAAAGACGGCGGCAGAATTATTAACCACCCCATCAATCAAGGCGGGAGGGGCCTTTGGCCACAACTTCTGCAGAGTAGCTTTATCTAGGGATGTCATAACTTGCTCTTGATCAGAGCAATATCATCCTTGATTGCCTGAAGTGTTGTCTGAAATCCGAAATGATAGATGGCAATGCCAGCAGCAGCACCGGCCGCGAGGCAAATGATGATGGTGATAAATTCAGCCATTATTGTTCTCCTTTTCTGAGCCTGTTGACCATGAGAAGCAATTGCTCAACCGTGATCGGCGCTCCATATGAACCGCGACCGAAAAATTGATCGGCGCTGATGGCGATGGACTTTCTTTTTGTCCTGCCGGGACCGAAGTATGCGACGAGTTCAATCAACTCAGGCCAGCTATCGTCGAGTTCAATAGACTTGACCCGCGCGAGATCGCCAGCAAACGTGCCTTCAGGTGTGTTTATGGCCATGCATTGCCCTCCGCGCGGCACTATGCGCCTCAAATGGATTGTGTGCGACGGGTGTCAGGCGGGGCTTTACAGAGCCGCCGGTTGAAAATTGTGGAAAACCCTGCTCGCTGATGGCTTTTTTCATTTGCGGGGTGATTGTTACTGCGTGAACTTTTCCAATATCTCTAGCGCCGGGATGGTTTAATGCCTCTTCTTCAGTCTTAAAACTTAAAGGTTCGCCATTGGCCATTAACAGACCTTTATTATCATTACCAATTATCCTGTAATCTCCCGGCCCAGCCTTCATAACCTTAGAAGGCAAATTATTCTGCTCAACCTTCGCCCCATACTTCTTCACCAGCTTGTTGACCGTTGTCGGCAGTATCTGGTCGTAGAACCCGCGCATGCCTTCGCCGCCGACTTTGAGGTCGACGCCAGCAAGCTTATGAATGCCTTGTGACGGGTGCGTGTTTAATATTTTCTCCGCAGCATCCTTGCCGATGTAGCTGTCCAGCTTGTCTTTCGGCACACTCTCGACTTCATTCCAAGTGTCAGCACCCTTGTTCTTGTATGCGAGGCGTTGCCTTTCAGCATCGTAGTGGATCTCATCCACATGCTTGCTCAGGTCATAGCGCGCCGCTTGAACATCTCCGGGGGTCCATGCGACCTTTTCGTATCCATTGTCGGCGGCGTATTTCAACACGCGCTTCATGGATAGCTCAGGCCATGTGGTTTTGAAGGGCGCGTCGGGGACGGTACCGGCCGCGGCCTCACGCCGTTTCTCTAGCTCGTCTAGCCTCGTCATCTGTTCAGGAGGAAGAGGCTGATTTTTCATCATGACGGCATCGCTATGTAAATGCCGTAGATTTTGCAGTTCTTCACGATCTTCATTGGTGAACGGCTGATCTGATTTATACCCCTCCCGCTTGCCCTTCTGATGCCAATCGCTCTGCACCTCCTCGACGAACAGCGTCTTCTTGCCGTCGATAACGCGATCATTAAACCTGATATGCGCGAGGACGTTGGGTTCGTCCCAGTGGGAGGAACGGAAGCCCATCTGCTCTGGATATTTAGCAGCCAACTCCCGCCGCGCTGGTTCATCCATTGCCGCGACAGCAGCGCGATGTTCTGGAGGTACCTTATCCGGCAACGTCAGCAGCAACTCGCGATAATTCTCGCCACCGGGGAGAGTGTAGGAGTGAAACTTTGTGGGTCCAATCTCGTCTGCAATCTCACGCATGCGATCATGATTGGCATTCATTAAATCAGTTATTTCATTGGCTCTCGGATCAGGGAGATCAAGACCATTATATTCAGAAGCCAATCGATTGTTTTCTGCATCCAATCTCTGCATTTCAGGGCTAGACTCTAAATTTGCACCCTTCGTCACCTCCTTGATCTCAATATTATTGGCCTTCACAAAATCAGAGATTTCCTGCTTAGAAATAAGCGTATTGCCTTTCGCATGGTTTGGATCTATGCTGGTTGGATGATCACCCTTTCCTGCCTTCATTGCAGAAAGACCTTCGACACTTTCCCCTGCCGTGCGAAGAGAGGAGCCAAGAAGTTTTGTAGCCGCAATTGCCGGATCGCTCATAATGCGTTCAAGGGCCACATCCACTTTGGGGGATATAGACGCATCGCGGTTAACGGAAAACGCATTTTTGAGCACAGATGGGTCGTTGAGAATTCTATTAGGAGAAAACTTCGTACCAACGAAGTCGTGCATCACATCAATGGGAATAAGACCGACAATAGACTGTCTAACTTGAGGATCATGGACCGCCGCGACCATACCATCCATCACCGCGCGCCTAGGTTCAACATCAAGAAGGCCAAATCCATTGCCGCCACCGGAAAGGAAATTAAGGAAATCGCTTTTACTTTTGGGGTTAGCCGCCACGCCCTCAACGCTGCTGGCATATTTCGCCGCCGCGTTACTTGGGATATTGATGCGGCCTATTCCCTCTACAAAAGAGGGATGAGCCTCAGACAGATCGGAAAAAAGATTGGCCGCGCCGGTTCCAATGTTGGGACTGTTTTTAAGTCCAGAGGCCTTCCCCTCCTCGGCAGAAGAAGACCTAGATTTAAGCCATTCTTCTAGGCCTAGCCACTTCATCTCCTCCTGCTTGACGCCGGGAGCATTGCGAAGCATCCCCATCCACTGTTGTGGTGAGGCCTTGGCTTGCGGTGCCGCTTCTATGGCGTGTTGTGTGGCTGAGTAGAAGCCGAGTTCGTTTGGCTTAGGCTGTGGTGCTACCGGCTTGGCCTTGGCGGCTGGAGCGGCTTGCGCTCGTCCTTTGGCTTCTGCTTGCTCGAGGCCTGATCGGAATTTTTCCTCAAGTTCTTTCCCAGCAGTATCGAGGTAGGCTGCGGGATCTCGTCCGATAAGTTCTCGGAGCCGTGATAGGTAACCTTCCCCATTTTTCTGTTCCTTCCAATTATTAATAGCCTTGGTAATCTCTGCTTCGCGAAGAGAGATGCCCATATCATAGGGTAGGGTTTTTAACACATCAGCGACCGGTCCCGCTAGTGCCTTGTCGAGAGTATTTTTCAGACCCTTTCCGCCGCGATCGATAAGAACACGGATGCCGGATTCGCCATCCCTTGTAACAATTGGCTGATATCCCTTGAATAATGGATCTTTGCCGCCCGGATCGGCGCTGATGATCTTTGACCAGACGTCCCTCAGACCTTCATCGGTATTGAGGTTATGATTGCCCTTGGCGACAAAATCGACGGCAAACCCGCTTGGGGCAGTCGTCATTGGCTTGACCTTATTTGCCCACACCTCCGTCTGCTGCAACATGTGCCCAAGAGCATTGGCTGCAATCTCGGCACCTTCCTTCGTTGCAAATAATTGAGCAACTGTAGATGGATTGGGAGCATTTTTAGGTCCGCCCCATCCGCCTGTGCCATGGACGATATCACGAACGTCAATGCCAGCTAAGTTAGAGGCATGATCGATCGCATTCTGGGTAATCCCATGTGTGAGAGAAAATTGATCTTCCGGCTGCAATGCGTAGAACCTGTCGCCATATTTCTGTGCCCATGGCGATCCTTCTCCCGGAGACAATTCCATGGAGATGTGGCTCATATTACGAGACAAACCTGCGACGACGTCATCTGCCTTGTTCGCCGTAAGCTTCGTCATCCCCATCCAGCCGACAGCTTGCACCTCTCGTGGCTTCCAGTCGTTACGTCCCTGCCATCCGATATTGTTAAGGTAGTCCGTCAGGTCTCTGCCGAAGTTAGACCTATTCTCATACTGAGGTGCGGATGGCGTACCGGCCATGTCGACCTTGAGTTTCTTCAGTGCCTCCTTGTCATAACCCAGACGCCCAAGATGATTGATCAGTTCCTGATCGACCATGCCTGTGTCGCGTCCGGTATGGACGTCGACAACGAATGGCGATCCACCTGATGGATGGTTTGCCATCCAAGAGCGGACATCCTTTCCTTCCGCGGCATCGACAAAGTCTGAGATCTTCTGACCTACGCCACCGGCAATAGGCTTGTCCTGCATGACGGCTCGAGCAGCCTGTGTCGGGTTAGGCATTCCCGCACCGCGCATCTTGGCTTCAGGAACGCCACGCTTGATCTGTTCTGACTGAAGCAAGACATTGCCCATGGCACCGCTGACATCAACGTTCTGCTGCGCCACCAGCCAGCCGCGCATGTACTGTCGAGCCTTGGGGACGTCGCCTTTGGTCTGCTTCAGGAATTCATCGAAGATGACGTCATACCATTTAGCCGCAGCCTTGATCTCGTCAGGTGAGAGCAATGACTCGTGCCTTGCCACCCAATCCTGCGGCGTGATCTTTCCGGCGACAAAATCAGGAAGGCCCTCAGGAGCAGAGATGACTGTTCGTTCTTGTGGATCACCGGCAATGGCCTTCCCCGCTGCTTCCTTTCTCTCGCGTTCAAGTTTTAAACGCGCCCTGTCAGAAGCCTCTTCAAGAGGGAATGACAAACCACGATCGGCATTCTCAGCCATGATCCTTTCAGCTTCCGCGCGTGGAATGCCAGAGAGTTCATGCACCTTCTCGATCGCAGGAGCCTTCGCTGCTCGAGCCAAACCAGAACCGAGAAATGCACCACCACCGGGGACATTGCCGCCCATGATGTTGCTGGCGAGATCCAAGGCCTTCGACATTGCAGGATGGATTTGTCCCTCTTGATCCTTGGCTAATGGCAGCACTCCGGGACGCTGGTCAAACTGAACAGGATTCCAATCAGGCGTGCTTGTATCGACAACACGACCATGTTCATCAATGCCAAGGTGTTTAGGTGCCACGCCCGGAATTTCCGGCATCTCTCCGGTCTGCATCTGCTGGAGATCAGGCTCCATTGGAGACTGCGATGGCGTCGAGAACCGGTCAAGAAATCCTGCAATCGGCCCACGCTCTGCCGGTGGTCCATCGACAGGCGGCAAGTCACTCGGCAGCACGCCGCTTGGCGTATCGGACGCACTATCTGCCGTGAAGAATGGATAGCCTCCGGGCGCTTCAGGGAATGGTGCCGTCATCTCAGGAGCGCCGCCTTCGGCAAATCCTTTGCGCTTCTTTACAAACAGTCGACACCAGTATGCCGGATCAATAGCACCGGAAACCTTTGAGCATGCGCGGTTGCTATAGAACTCGCAGATGCCGCAGTGGCTGGATTTCATGCCCCTGCTGTAAGACGTAGATGCCTTGGAAACCTTCTTGAAAGGATCGTGCTCGACCCGCGTGAGTTTCACGGATCGACCCTTAAGAATTTCCCCGGACGGGATTTGTCTGGCACATAGTAGCGTCCGTCAGGGGCGCGTTTGGCGTCAGCAATCAACGGCCGTGATGGCTTATGACCAACGGCCCTACCGCCTGTGGCACGCTTGATCACTGCGCCGCCTGTTGCGCGAGGTGCTTCTGGATTTGCCAGATATCGAATGACTGAGTCACGCTCTGGACCTTGCAGCGTGAATAGGCGAGCAGCTTCATCACGGATCTTTGCTGCTCTAGCCTCACGAGCCGTATCCATCTTGGTGATGCCAATCTTTCTGGCACCCTTGATAAGCGTTCCTGTCGGATGAGTAATCAGACCGATACCGGTATCTAAAACATTGCCAGCCGTCTCAAGGCCTGATGGACCCTGCGGTGTCCACATCTTCTGGGCCTCAGTCCTGAATGCAGTTGGTGAACCGCCATGAATGCGTGTCGGCGCGCCATGCATGTTGAACTCATGCTCGACACTCTTCACAAGATTTTCTGTGGCGTCGTCACCAATGATCCAGCGAAACTTCTGCTGGTTGTTTGGAGCCAGAACCTCATTGATCGTTCGAAGTTCTGTCTTTCCCGGCTTGCCAAGTCTGTTCTCCAATTCCTTCCTCACAGAACTGCGAAACGCAGCCATCTGACCGTCAGAATATCCAGCCGTCAGGAATGGAAGTTCATCCTGATCGAGCGTGAATATCTTTCTGCCAAGCCTCTCTGCCTCAGATATCTGGGCAGGACCTGCAAAGGCCTGACGCGCCTGTTTCCAAACACCGGCAACCTGCGGATTTGGATGATTATCAATCGCATCGAGGAGTTCACTTTTCAGGCCTGTATAGATGCGGGTATAGTCCGTCGATCGACCATACTGGTCAAACGAATCAGCAATCTTCTGGTCTAGGGCGCGCTTGACGTAATCCCATGACTGGGCAGTCGGCATTGATCCGCCCTCGATCGGTCCATAGCCTGTGCCAAAATCCTTGTCCCACTTGACGCCCTCGAGCGCAGCCTTGTGCTTGGCAATGCCGAATGCATCCGCGGCCTGAAGACGAGGCATTAGGTCTTGCAACTTCTCAGTTGGCGGGATCGGCAATTCCTTGAATGCTTTGTAGAGAGGATCAGATGCTTTCTTCTGGTCGATTTCTCTTGTGCGCTTCAACTGGGCAAGGTTTTCATTCTCACCAAAGTATGTATCGAATGTCGTCCGCAGACGATCACCAGCCTCCTTCGCCCTCTGACCGACAGAGTTGACAATCTCAAGTTTTGCCTGACCGGGAGGTGCAGCAGCAGCGCCCATGTGCGCTTCAGTATTGGGAGAGAACTCTCCCAGAAACTGATGCGGAGACATCTCCTCGAGGCGTTGATCGACCGTGTACGGCGTCACACCTTCTTCGGAAAACACCTTCCGCATCTGAGTAATCGTCTCAGGACTGACACCTTCCAGTGGACCTCCTGCCGATCCGGCCGCGCCGAGATCTCGGCTACCGCTCGCTACGGGTGCTACATGCGGGACTTCCGGCGGCAATAGTCTCGCCCCACTCCCTTCACGAACGGTAGCCATTGAGCCGCCGGGAGGTGGTGGAGGAAGATCGGTTGGAGGAACGGTAGCCCTTGCACCACGCAAACCCTTTAGTCCAAACGGGATAGCCGCAGAACTTGCGACCATGCCAAATGCCTCGAGAGGATTGGCCGCTGGTGCCATGACATTGAGGCCTTTCGGCCCGAGATATCCGCTCTCCGTCGTTGTCGGAATGGCCGTATCTTTCGACACAAGTGGCGTCTTTGGATTTGTAAATGAATTAATGACACCACGGCCAATGGACTCAGCGTCTCCCAGCAGACCACCTGACATAGCCGCAGGGATGCCCTTGGCCATACCCTTTCCGATTTGGCCATACTCGTGAGCCAATTGACCGCCAGTGCGTTGCTCTCCTGACAGGTCTGGACCCGGAGCAGCCTGACCGGCCGGTGTTTCAGGCGAGCCAGCACGCAATGATTCCAGATAGGAATGCTGCCGCTCCCGGCCTGTCGGAGGAGGTGGCTTCGTTTCAGATAAAGGGATGCCGCCCCATTCATCTGGCTTGGCAGCATCACTGATCGGAACGCCACCCCAATCGTCTGAGTTTTCTGCCATCACGGTTTCCTATAAGGCTTGCCGTTCCTGATGTACTCAGAACCGCTAGGAAGTTTATCAAATTCTTTTTTTGTCGTTATTGTTGGCCTTTGTTCTGCACTACTAGAGCCACCCTTCTCTGTTTCCAAAAGACCCTTGAGCAAACTATACGGCCGATCACCGATAAGTTTTCTAAACTGTTCCGGTGAAACGCCGACACTGGTTGCCTGACGTTCTTTGCCTTCAAGTTGACCGGCCAGAAGTTTCTCTACGGTCTTTACGTTTCCGTATAATTGTCCCGGCGCAAGGTAAGGACCAAATCTCTTTTCTGCTGCCGTTCGATCTTCAGCCGTGCCACCACCGGCAACACCGATTGCTTTGATGATTTCTGGCCCGACAATGCTCGCTGCGGATTCGAGACTTGTGATGGCATCATTGCCAAACTCTCTTCGCAGCGATCCAAGTATCCTGTTCTTAGTTACAAAGTCGCCACTTCCGGCTTGTGAGTGCCAGACACGAGCAAGTTCCTCAAGCGTATCGAGATGCCGGATGGCCGTACCAAGTGCAACCGTCGTTCCACCAGTCTGAGGGTTCATCAGGAAGCGAAGCATGCCCGGCGCAGTACGTTGCGCCATGGTGAGGTCCTTCTCATCCATGCCCATCGATGCAGCTTTTGCAACGCCGTAGTTCTGGACCGCGGTGCGATATTTCTGTTGGGCAATTGCTGTTGGACTCTGACCGCTGCGCGTAGGAGGCAGTGCTCCGGTCTGTATGTACTTCTCGGCATCGGCCTCAATAGATTGAGTGGAATGTCCAGAAATTGGTGATGGTCTAGGAACAGGTGTCCCCTTGTCTACGATTGGAGTATTTTTTGCATAGTCGAATGTCTGGCCGGAATCCTCCATTTTGCTCGCAGTTCGAATTATCCCTTCGTCAGGATTGTATCCAGCCTGTTGCAGCTTAGGGCCACTGCTCAGTTGCGGAGGTACTTCTGGCTGAGACAATTCAGGAGGAGCATTAGCTTGTGCCGCTTCCTTTAGAGAACCACCAAGTGGTGACTTGCTGATGTTTCCATTCTTGTCGATCGGATAGAAATCAACCTCGCCACTAGGCGATGGACGCGGAATTGCAAAGTGTTTGACGCCATCTTCATCAGAGTAGTACGGGACAGGCGTTTTCATCGCCATATTATGTGCTCGGGTTGCCTCTTGCGCCTTGGCAATATTCAACTGAGCATTGAACTTCTCATTGGCCGTCATGTTGCTGTAAGGCAGCATCATGCGTTCGCGCTCAAGTGCCTCCTTGCGTGTCAAAGCTTCCTGACCCTGTGTCGCAGCACGAGCGCTGGCATACGTCGTCATGCCCTGCTCGCCGCCTTCGCCCACGCTTGCAAGGAAACTTCCCTTGCCGCCCTTACGGTTTGCCATCATGCCAAGGCCCATGCTGATCAGGCCTTGACGAGCCTCGTCAGACAGGCCGAGGGGATTGAAACCACCCATGCCTGTGCGTGCTTTCTGTTCTGGCGGGGCAGAGACACCGGGAATGAATGGTGGTTGACCACGTGGAACGCCTGTCGATTCTGGCGCAAAGCCACGGTATGAGGCTTGCATCACATCTGGATTGCCACCGCCTTTGCCACCTTCTCCACCACCCGTGTCGCCATTGAAAGCTGCAGCAAACCTGCGCTGGTATTCAGGATGCGATGTGCCGAGATAGTCCTGCTTGCCCATGCCAAGCCAGTGATCGAGGGCACCCTGTAGGCCATACTTTTCGATATAGCCGCCCATGCGCGCCTTGTAGACGGCATCCTGCGCTTCAGGATTTTTGAGGAATTCCTGTGGTGTCATGCGACGGCCGAGGTATTGCTCAGTCCAAGGTCCGACATTCTTGCCCATGACCTGATAGGCACCCCAAGGACGATCGCCAGTATTCGGATCAGGCTGGCCAACAGAGAAGTAGTTGCCATTGCTCTCGATCTGCTTGTGCGCCGCAGCAATGCGCTCCATGCGATCGGCATATCCGCCTGTCGGCTTCTCATATGCCGTTGGCTCAGGCGCAGGGGCTGCTGGGGCCACGCCAGCGTCTGCCGAGGCTGGCCTTGGTGTCGGCACAGGAACCTTGTCCTCAACGCCTGTAGGATCGCCTTGGACAGGCTCAAAGCCCTTGCTCTCTGGCAACTTGATCGGGACACCGGCCCCGAAGCGTTTGTCGTAGTTAGGCTCGAGCGCGCCCGTGAACCCCAGCGACACGGGGGTAGAGGTGTCATCCATCGCACTGAACCGGTCATCAAGGGTTGGCACGCCGCCATCCTCAAAGCCCTTGCGAACAGCCCCGCCATCTTTCCAGCCAAGACCGCCAATGTCTGCAGAGGCACCGAAGCCCATGTTCTCGGTCGAATCAAAGCCACCCCATTCCGCCGGGGCTGACTGCGTCATGGGGTCATTGTACCAATCGGAAAGGCCCTTCCCGATCGTGCCAAGGCTCTTTCCCATGCCTGAGTAGTCTGGCTGCTTCTGCTCACTCATATTCGGTGGTTTTATATTAACGCCCGGATCAGACAGGGTATGACCGCCGATATTCCCTATCGTTGGTACCCATCCTTGCGTTCCCGGACCATAGGGAGTGCCACCGGCAGCAAATCCGCTGATCGCGCCACCTGACCATTTCTTGATGGCGTCTTCCGTTGCCTTGTCATAGTCGACGGCACCAAATCCAGCCACCTTGCTCACGGCATGAGGATGTTTCTTCTCGACCTCCTGAGAAATCAAACCAACATGCGTTGTCGGATCTCCCTTGAAATTGTACCGATAGACCTTCTGTCCATCATGAAGCTTTCCGACTTCCTTGATGTTTTCCTTCAGACGTTTGTCCGAGAACATGGCCAATGCTGACAGGCCGACACCAGCAGCCTGTGCCCATTGATTTGGTTTTGGCCCCTCCGTGGTCGATGTCCCTGTTCCGGTCGACGTTTGACCCATCTGCGCGCCAGTGCCAAGTGTAATGCCAGCAAGCCACTGTGCCGTCGCAAAGGGATATCCTTGCGCGGTGTAGTAGTCCGTCATCTGCTGAGTATCTTGCGCCTGTGTCGTCTGCTGCTGTGCCGTACCGAAAGCAAACTGCTGTTGCGCTGCCGCAAGATCAGCGCCACTCAATACCTGACCGGACTGTAACTCTCTGGCCTTCTGCTGATTGGCCATTTGTTCAGCGCTCTGGAAGCCTTGGCTCCGCAATTGAGCCATGACAGGGGCCTGAACCCTCTCCTGACCCTCCTGTGTCAATGCCTGTGCAACACCGACACGGTTTCCACCCAATGCACCCTGTGCCGCTGCATTGCCTGTGACCGCTGACTGCGCCCTTTTGTTCTGCGTATCAAAGTCAGCCTGTGTAGAATTTATAACCTGACTGGTATACGGGTCCATATACTGGCTGATGTCACCAGCATTCACGAACTGGCCAGCATTCGCAATATCCGCGCCAGCACTACCAACGTATGGAGAAAATCCCTGCGCTGCAGTATTTGTATTAGCGACCCCAAACATCTGTTGCGCGTTGATCGGAGCAACTTCTTGACCGCTGAAAGGAGTAAATGGAGTATCTGAAACCTGCTGGGACCTGTTCAGAAGAGACATATAATTCTGCATCGCCTGTGGATTTGGCGCGACAGAAGATGACTGATTGGTGTTTGTGGTCTGTGAGTTGCTTCCTTTAGAAATTTTAGCCTCCTATTGCGCGCAGTTTATCTCTGGCGACTGTTTGGCCGGATGGTTTTTCTTTCTTGTCCTTGAACCAGCCGGAACTGCCTTCTCTCGGCTCACGCCAGAAATCCTCACGCGACGGATGACACAGAGACCAGTTTGCACCATAGACGAAGAACGCTCCGGCCGGAACACCGAGTGATCGTCTGTATAATCTGACCTTGGCTTCCATGCGGTTATTGGTCAGGACGCCGATCACCAATGGCACCTTGATCTCATCGGCACATCGTTTGGCAAATCGGATCAATGACGGGGCATAATGATTTGTGCTTTTGTTTTTTCGAGCATCAGGTCGCACGAAGTTAAAGCATTCCTCGATATGCATCGCGCTCGTATACCAGAACCGCGTCAGCAGGAGATAGATCGCAGCCTTGATGTCCTTGCTGTCTCCGATGACGCCGATGATGCCACCCTTGCGATCGAAAGCCCTTGCGAAGAATTCTCTCGCGCACTGTTCATCAAGAGGCATCATGCCATTCTCGAAATGCATGACATGCAACAGGTCGATAATCTGAGACTCGTCGTCTCTGGTCGCAATGCGTACTATTTCGTCAGGCATTTTTAGTCCTTCGCGGGAGGGGCCAAGCCCTTAAGTGTTTTGATGTGCTCTTTGCGTTTACTCATGACCCATTTATCCAGAACATTATGGCCATGCTTGATATCTCCATATCCAATGATGGAGACCATATTTGGGGGGACCACAAACTCTCCACCCGCGGCCTTGATCGGAACGGGTGAACCATCATGCGTTCGGCCGCCTGTTGCGCGGCCGGTTGGTGGCGCTGCCCCAAAGAACTTCCTGATGCTTTCCTGCGATCCGCTCAGGACCTGATGCAATTTTACCATCCCGGCATTGGTATTATTCTCGCCAAGATTGGAGACACATTCTGCCGGTAGGACGTAAGCCCCGGATGGGACGTCCATGTCATGAATGTCTGTCCGTCCCGGACCTGTCGAATTGATCGGACCAGTATGGACTGCGCCACCTTCGGCACGATGGCGCTCTTTAATAGAATATGCGATTGCCAAAGCTTGCTTGCGAGACTTCACATGAGGAGATTGCCCAACCTCGCCAAGTAGGGTTTTCACGTTAGCGCTAAAAGATTCAGGTGATCCGCTTTTTGCAAGTGGCATAATCAAATCTTTCTTATTATTTGGATGTTGTGCTCATGCGGAAATCCAGTGCCCCATGAAGTATGAAAGATCGGTACCGCCATTAACCGTTCCGGTGCTGGCTGAAACGTCAATATAGGCAAACACCGTATAGGCGTCTGAGCCGCCCGCAACATCTTCTATCGAAACAGACGTAGGCGCGAAATTTGTACCTGCTACTGCTGGACCCTGCTTGAAGGGGCTTCCGTTCTTGTAGATGTAGCAAACTCCCAGAGCTCCAGCCGTAATTGTGCCGGTGATATAAAGCGCTGCGTGCAAAAAAATCTTTCCAGCCGGTGGCGTCCATGTATTGGACGAAAAAAAACCTCCAATATCATAAACTTCCGTTGACCATGTCACCAATGTTGGCGTTACGTCCGCAATGCCGGTCTGATCTGAGCCATTCTTGTTAACGCTAAAGCATGGAGGCGTTTGCAGAATGGCAACCTGAGACTGAAGAACGGCAACCTGAGACTGAAGAACGGCAACTGCCGGTATGATTAAATTAGGTCCGGGAATAATCTCCATTGTCATCAAATGAATTCCACAACAGTGAATGGTTGGTTAGAACCCGTTCCACTGAACGCAGACCACGCGCCATTGGCATTGGCAAATACCGTGGATGGAAATGACAAGGTTGAACCCGGATAGATCACAAAAGACCCCCCCAAGGTAGACGTCGTCGGCGCAACTGTCATTGCGCTTGGAAAGACATAAATGCTGGCCGTTGCACCCGGATTATGAAATATCAGACCATACCGATTCGTATTGGCAGCAATAATAGCAGTAGCTGTCGCCGTTCCGATATTATTGAACGGATATGAAATAGGAGACGTCGACGCTGTGGCAAATGGCGTTGCGTTGCTTTGAGACTGAGACCAATTGCCAAGCTGTCTGGCAATATTCTGAAGGGTAGAATTGATATCATCGATAGTGGCCATCAGCGACGTCCTGTCGGATTAAACCGATATCTGATTTTTCCCAGCCTCCAGAAGCTTCCGGTATCGATCGATGAAACCGTCACCGACATCTGTCTCGCCCTGATGCGCGTGGTTATGTATTGCGTAGTCGATGTCATCGTATATGGACCGTAACTTGTCGGCGTATCTCCCGGCCAATCAATTGCATTGATGGTGATAGCCACATTGGCACCAGATGATCCTGAATATGTTCCCCATTTCATATCTGGGATGATTTGATCAACGAAGCAGAAATCCTCACCTTCTGCGATATAAAAATACCCCGTAGTAAATGATGATGATATCGCGCTCCCATCCGCATCCGGCGTTGTTTCTTGATAGTAGATCACACCCGTTGGTGTTGCTCCGACAGGAGACCCAAGAATGGAATTATCAACCCATGCAGAACGCGGAAGAGATCCATAATCCCACGGCATTCCCGGCTCTGTAATGTTCATCTTGACGTATGAATCGCATTCTCCATTTGCCGATGCCGTCGATGGGTAAAGCCAGCCAGCTTCATTAAAACCCGTGTTTGGCATGGACCTGACATTCGCACCAAATGCCGTATTGAGATTTTGAAATACGGCATCCCAGACCGGGCATGGAATGACCTTCACACCCTCTCCACTATAGGAATAGAAGTTCGACGGCCCCATCCAGTAAACAGCATTCCTCAACTGTTGCATCGAATGTGATGATATTGCTCCCGCCCCCGCACCGATCTTGTTGAAACCAAACACCAGCGGAAACCCGGCATAATTTGCCGCCCAAAGGTCAAGATCGGTCCAGAACAGATTCTGGTTCGACACAGCCATGCCGCCACGAATGACTGATCCGATCGGAATGCGAAATGAACCGGCTTGGTTCGTGGTCAGTGGCGTAAAGACCGTGTAGTCACCCTGATCGGACCAACTGATCAGCATGGGGTCCTGCTCGACGCCTATTCCCTGTACTGCAGTCGAACCCCAACAAAACAAAATCTGAAGTGTCGTCGATACAAATATACCGCCATTAAAAGGTGGTGCCGTTGCAATAATCGACGCATTGAGAAACCCTGCATTCGTATCGAATTGGTAAACACCACCACCAGTTGGACAGGCCAGCGCTATTTCGCCCCAATTATCCGATGTCCAGTCTGTCGCCGTAATGGGTGTCCCTGTCAAAACAGATGAACCCGTGTCACCAAGACCATAACCGCCGAGGCCATAACCACCTAGACCGTACCCCTCTCCAAGCGGCGCAGGTCCTATAGCAATGTTATAAACAATCTGGGCAACGCCTCCATTCATGGAGAATGAACCGCTTGCTGTTGCTTGCGTAAGCGACGTTATTGTAAAATTATCTGCATCAGCAATCGTAGCAATAGTATAATGCTTAAAAATTGTTACGCCATTCCCTGTTGTCGTGGCCTGAAAAACGACCGTATCTCCGACTGAGCGACCATGAGACACGATCAATACATTAACAGACGCCGACCCGGATATTGTCGTAAAAACAGGAACAGCACCCGCATTGCTAACGCCTGATGTTGCATTACTTGATGCTTGGATTTTGTAACTGTTTGTTCCCGTACTGAGAATGATCTGATATGGGCCGGATAAAACAAGTCCACCAATCGCAACTGGTGTATTAAGCATGATCGTACAAAACGTCGTAACATTCGATATGTCAGGGTCAGTAATCTCAACGACATCGCTGTCTTTAGTTGTTGTAAAATTGACCGCAGGATTTGTTGTGGTCTGCTGCGGCGTAATGTCGGTGAAGTTCATCGATGTATCGATGATCACCAACTGTCTGGTAGTTCCGATCAGAAGCCTCTTGACCGTATTCAAGTCCTGCCAAGGATGAAGGTCCCGAGGAACGCCACTGAGGGAAAAATTATAGTATTTAGCCCATCCTCCGTATTTTTGGGCAAGACTGTCCTTGAAACGAATCAATTGACTTTGACTAAATCCGGCCTCCAGAAGCGTCGGAGTTCTCTCAACATTAATTCCCGGTATGAGCTTAACTTCACCGAACGGCATATTCAGGTCTTTATGTAAGAAAAGCAGCTAATAATGGACGGCTGAACATTTTGAGACCCGCCAGCACCAAAATTGACAGTTGAAACAGTAATGCCAGTCGTTGTCGCATCTGTATTAGATGCAATTCGATCCGAGTTAGCGAGCGCACCGCCGGGTGAGACAGTTTGATTTTTACTAAAGCTTAATAAATATTGATGAAAGTGTCCGGGGTCCGTAACTATGGTCACGTGATTATGCTGTTGTGTAAATTCGGAACCGCCGACTGACCCAATGACGGCTCCATTAACACCAGACCCGCCGGGAGTAAGGCGGCCGTTAACTAGATCGACAGGAATTCTCGACCGGCCTCTTTCATCTGGGACTCCGAATGTCGTAACGCCGTTTCCGCCAAAAGTTGATCCCAAAAGCTGCGCCAATGCCGTATAATTAGATGCAGAATAAACACTTCCATCCTTGTAAAGATACGGCAACACAGAACACGCGGCCATCCAAGGCGGATATGTTGATGTCCCGATCTGATGTAGATCAAGAGAAGCGCCGACTTCCGGCATGTCAACATAATCCATATCCGTGCCATCGAAAAACACATGGCACTTACGACCCGGAGGAGCACCAATAGCATGACCCCCACCAGAGGCTGGTGCCAATTGAATATAAAATGATGATGCAGAACCACAATTATTGTTTACAATGTAAAATCCCGGCATCGTGAACTGGACGAAGGAATTACCTGTCAGCGTGCCTGAAAACTTGATCAGCGCATTCTCACTCTGACTCGGACCTGTGCCGGGGGTAAATGAAGCGCCAGCCGGAAGCGTAAGAGCAAAGGTCGTCGATGCAGATAAGCTGATGGTCGTAAAACCACCGAACGAGCCGTCAATCGACGACATATTTGGATTGATGGCAGATGTACCCCATGCTCCGGGTAAATCTCCAGTGTTGGGCACGTTTAGATAACGGTTAACAGTGTGAGGCATTTATTCTGCTCTTATGTGCGAGGTGGCGTGACGATCTTGGAAGGTTGCTGGCTCGACCATCCCTCTGCTTGGAATACCTTGCGTGACTCTTCCAGATCCGTTGTTCTGATTAATGCTTGAAGGTGACTCTCCCAGCTTGATGCCGCCTTTGGATCGTCAACCATGGCACCGAAGTTTTTCTGATAACCACAGGCGTAAACCATGCCAGCAGCCATCATCAGGTCAGGGAAGTATACCGACAGGATGGTCGTCGTATTGCTCGATGACAATTCATTCGGCCTGATCTCGCCAACAACCTCGACCTGATAGGCGGCATCTGGCCATGGTCCGACAATAATCGCGTCTGGATTGAGCATCGAGAAATACGTCGGAACGGTCGATCCTGTAACATTCGGCCACAGAACATTGAGCATTTCATTCGATGTCGGAAGAAGCTGGTTTCGTGTTCCCAATTCAGGATTAGTCGTACCTGCCGGTGTGATGACATTAATCTCTGTCACAACCACAAAGTAACCATCTGATGGTTGCGGAATGGTGTATGTCCTCGCCCCTGCCGTCATCGCGCCTGAATGATCGCGCGTATTGGTATGGAAGAAGTCCAGTTCGCGGTACAGGCGCTGCTCTGCATCATCAATTAAATTCGGTAAGACGGCCTGAAACCCTGCATCCGATGTCGCGACCGGAAGCATGTTTGCGATCGAGGAGACGAACGATGCATATGTCAATGACATGCTATTTTATTCCGTAGACCCTGATCGTTCCTGTGGCGATGTTTCCGGTTTGAAAGGCAACGGCTATGCCCGTGATGGCAGAGACAGCGCCATCCCAGAAGCCCATCGGGAATACCGCAGCGTTGGTCAGCGTACTCACGGCACCCGGAGTGAGATAATTCAACTCACCACTGATGCTCTTCTTGAACACGGCATTTGATGGATTTGCTATCTCGACCCATCCATTAACGCCGTATGATGTCGATGTACCCACACATGTCGTTGCCGTAATGCCTGACAGGTAGAAGCATGTGGTTGTGCCAACAATGAATGTCGTCGTAACGGCAAATCCCTGCAGCGTGGAAATGTAGTTTGCAACGACCCAGTTCACGCCACTGGTCGCTATCACCATGTTGAGTGAGCAAGTCAATGTCGCCGTAGAGACAGGACAGACGTTTTCGAACGTGATGCGATATCTGTTGTAAGCCGCGGTCAGGCTTGTTGTGTCTACGGTCGAGCCAACCTGAGTTGGCGTCAGCGTATTGAGAAGGTTGAGAGATGATTTGACAATCACCGCTGTATTGACGGAAGCATTATTTATCGTCGTTGTGTTCAATGTCGAGGTGTTAAGCGTGGAATTGTTGATCGTTGTCGTGTTCAACGTAGACGTATTCAATGTCACATTGTTCAGCGTCCCGGTATTGATCGTCGCCGTATTGATAACGGCATTACCAATCGTCGCCGTATTGATTGTAGCCGTTGACAGGACAGGATTGGTCAGTGTCGGCGCGCTCAGAACGGCATTATTGAGCGTCGGCTGGTTTAACGTCGCCGTATTTATGGTCGCCGTATTGATTGTGGCATTGCCGATCGTGGCGGTATTGATGATTGCCGTATTCAATGTCGGATTGTTGAGTGTTGCAGTCCCCAACGTAGAATTGTTAATGGTTGCAGTCCCGATCGTGGAATTATTGATCGTCGCTGTCCCAAGCGTCGAATTATTGATGGTCGATGTGCTTATGGTCGAAGAACTGATCGTCGCCGTAACCAATGTGGCCGTAGACAAAATACCGGATGCAATTTGAGCCTGAGTCCAAGTCCTGTCAGACGTCGCATTCTGGACGCCGAACAGAACGTCCGTCGTCGTAAAATTGACGAGGGATGCCGTGACCTGCGTGAACTTCAGTGCTGGTGCCATCTAGTTTCCTGACGATTCGTATTCTGTCGCAATGACACCGCTATTTTCAGTCACATAAGAGCTAACACCATCTTCAGCCACATAAGGACCGGGAGATTCCTCGTCGATCGCGTAAGGCTCTGGCCTTGCATTCATGACCGGTGGTGGATCTACGGGAAGGATGATGGCACCCAGTTGGCGCTGGGGAACATCCAACTCATCCTCGCTGACGAGAATTCTCGTATTAGACAGACCAGTACCGCGCCACTCAAACTGCCACTTCATGTTCTCGTGGTTACTGATCATGCCATTGCGATCAGACGTCGCCCATGCGCGAGGGCTGCTGGCATCCGTTGCTGCTCGTCTTGGGTGCGGCCTCATCGGTAATATCTTCCGAGATTTGGAGCGGCTCTAACGCCGACATATTCTGTGTTTTGCGCGGCGGCCGTCATCCAAGCTTCCATGGCATCTGCCTTGCGCTGTTGTTCTAGTTCTGGCGCATAAACTCTGGCCAGCCGGTGAGACATCCCGGCGACCAACGCATCATACCATAGATAAGGAATATCAGGTGTTTGCCCGCTTGTCAGCGAGGCATCTTGGGTCTGTGTACAGGCATAGTAGTTGAGGACATATCCCGTCGTATTGATCACTGGCCATGTGGTCAGTGTCGGGGACAGGAGCCTCTCAAAGTAATACGTCGTTGGATTGCCTGACGTAAACTTGGCGGCATAGCTCGCATAATCCGTGCGACTGATCGGTGTCAGGTAGATGTCAGTCTGGTTTGTGAGGCCATTATTCTGGGTCAGGTATGCATCGAGGATCATCACAACGCGGGCAGGAACGTCATAGACCGCAGTGCCGCTAACCAGCGTAATACTGATTAATTCTGTACGCCAGATATTGACCTGCTTGTT